GTAGTATTTGCAGCAGAAGTATTATATTTGTGATACAAACAAAAACAAACTACAACATGAAAACTATCACTTACGTTAACTCCAGAGGCATCCAACTCAAAATCAGTAAATTCGAGTCCGGTCAATTTAAGCACTCTTTTAGTCTTACTTTCAGTAATGTTGGTCTTCACACGATCTGTCATACGATGACCGAACTACGTTACATACTCCTCGAAAATGGGATGACCCGAAAATGGGCAGCTAACGTAAAAGACCGGTTTGATCCCCTCACAGAGGAACACGTACTCATCAGCCGATATAGAACCCCCGGCGGATCTGAAATGGAAGTTTTCAACACGAGCAGAGGCCCATACGTAAATATGGTAAAAACAGGACTGGGTATGGGTTACATGAAACCCCAGCTCCTGGAGCATAAACTCAACCACTACGGATTCAAACAGTTTTAATCCCGGGACCCCAGAATCAGGGGTCCCAACTTTTTTCTCATTTTTCAATCAAAAAATTTTTTACTTCAAAAAACTTTTCTTATATTTGTGATACAAACAAAAGGATAAGACAATGACAACTACAAACTACATTAACAGCAACGGTTTAGGACTTAAGGTTACCCAGCTTCCTTCGGGTGCTTTCGACCTCTATTTCAGCAACGGGTTCATCTCCACTTGCTACACAGAAGAGGAGCTCCAGGACCTCATCCAACGAAAAGGTTTTCAACAAACAAAATAGAACACAATGGAAAAAATCGAATGGAGTACTCCGGCACAGCCGGCTGTCAGAGAAGACTATTTCTCAAGTCTCATAGGTCCTGAGGTTGAATCGGACAAAGTGGTGGAGCTTATAGACAAAATGCAGGAACGAGTTAACAGTCTTGACGATGAAACAGTCAGTCATGTTTCCTCGGTTCTGTTGGAAATGGTCAAGGTAGTAAACGAAGCCACCGGGATGAGACAACTACTGACCAAACGCGAGGCTCTTCTCGTCTGCATGGGCTTCAAGACTGGCGAGGCATACGTCTGCGGTAAGTATGGAATTAACGAATAGTAAAACATGGAAGAAAAATTTAACTGGGACCTCCCGGCAGATCCGGATCCCAAATCGGACAACTATTACAACGGAATCGTATCCAAGGAGCTGAAGGACCCCAGCAATGTAGGAGAGACTCTCCTCGGGGTTATTCACAGAGAATCAGTTACCAATCAGTCGGATTTTGTCAATGAAGGGATTCAGTCTATTCTTGACCAGTTTGGCATCAAAAGTGACCAACCTCTCACGAGAAAGGAGAAACTCCTGGCATTCATTGGGTTTAAGGCTGGCTCAATGTGGGAGAGGTTAGTAGAATACCAAAGCCAGACAGAGCCACCAGCTTCGCCCAATCCTCTCGAGGTGGTCTTGATGGGGATTCTCAAAACAAACGGAAAAAAATGCTGATTTTATCGTAGTATTTACCGCAGAAGTATTATATTTGTAGTGTAAACAAAAACCTACACAACTATGAAGAAGATTGAAAAATACGTAGTATTCAAGTATGAGGACGAGTTCGGATTCCACTACATGGAAATGGACAAGCTTCCCGGGGAGGGACCTACATACATGGAGCCCATCTCGTTCAAGAAGAAGATCAACCCCAACTGTACCCCGGGAGCCATCACTCAACAGCCGTTTTCTGAGGATGGCGAATCGGCTTGTGTGCTCAGCTCCAAATTCGTCCCCGTGGCGGGTTGGTGGCCAGATAAGACAGACGTTCTGGAGTGGCAGGAAAGGACCCGGGTCTATAAGGCTCTCAAGGAGTTGAAAAAGAAAGGAGAGGACCTCAAGCTTGAGAAAGCCATTGAACCTCTACGAGAAGTATATGCCCGAGTTAACCCCAGCAGGAGGAGCATATTTATTGCTCAGGTGGTCTACCTCCTCACCAAGTAAACATTTTTCATTAAAAAGATTGAAAAAATTTCAATATCCGGGGAAAATTGATTATATTTGGGATAAACAACATGGACAACACAATGACTATCAATCTCAGAGAACTAATTGAACAGAGAGGTCTCCGACTTCAAGAAGTAGCAGAAATTCTGTTCCCCGATAACCGGTTCCCCCGAGCAGCTCTCAATCGGGTTCTCAACGGAAAAACTTTGTTGAATTCGGAGCAAGTCTCCCGTTTAGCAGCTTGGCTTGGGGTATCAGTCGACAACCTCTACAAAGGAGCATGGAGCTCCGAGTTTAAAGGAGAGACATGTATTCTGACAAACGGGAACTACAGAGCAGAGTTATCAGTCAAAACAGGAGAGACCAAGGTATTTCATCTCGGGTCCCTGTTCCATGAAACCGTTCTCCATGACCCGGCTATACCCCTCAGCAAGTACATTGAACTTCTGAACACCATAATCAAAAATCATCAAGCCAATGAAAGTAGAAATTAAGTTCGAGGCAAACCTCGAAGAGATTCAGGATCTGGAAATGGTCCGCAAAATCTGTCAGATTATTGGAGCAAATCCTGTGACGGCCAAGACAGTTGACGTCAAGAAGCCAGCTTCTGCACAGGACGTGAAAAAGCCAGCTCCGGCTCCGGCTCCCAAGAAGATGGAGGAACCCGAGCCCATGCCGATGGATGCGAACTCTTCTTTGGGTTCTGACCCCGCTGTCTCCATTCAGGACATCCGGACTCTCCTGGCAAGTAAGGTGGACAATCACCGCGAAGCCATCCGGGCAAAGCTCACTGAACTGGGGGCAAAGAATGTGACGGGACTGGATGCCCGAAACTACGACTCGTTCTACGAATTCCTCAAAGATCTTGCGTAATGGGTACTCCAAACCACTCATCTCGTAAGCACGCCATGCTTTCGGCATCAAAGGCAGACCGGTGGATCAACTGCACCCCCAGTGCCAGACTGGAGGAAAAAGTTGAGGAAACAGGTAAGCCTTCCAAGTATGCCGAAGAGGGTACTTTGGCTCACGAGATAGCAGAATGTTACCTCCGAGCGAGGTTCCGCATAACACCTGTTGACGTTACGTCTGCTGAACTCAGGAAGCTGAAGAAGAGTGACCTCTACACTGAGGCCATGGATGAGCCCGTAATGGCTTATTGCCAGTACGTAACGGACCAATATACGGAAGCTCTGCGGAAAACCAAAGACGCTCTCGTTCTCCTGGAGGAGCGACTGGACTTCTCGGCTTGGGTTGAACAGGGGTTCGGCACTGGAGATGCTTGCATTATCGCTGACGGGGTCATGGAGATCATTGACCTCAAGTTTGGCACTGGCGTGCCGGTTTTCGCTGAGAACAATGCTCAGTTGATGCTGTATGCTCTCGGGGCATTGTCCAAATTCGAGATGGTCTACGACATCAACATGGTGAAGTTGACTATTGTCCAGCCCCGACAGGAACGGATCTCGACATGGGAGATTACCCCCGAAGACCTCTACAAATGGGGTGAGGAGGTAGTGAAACCCAAAGCAGCTCTCGCTTACTCCGGGGAGGGGGAACTCCAAGTCGGGCACTGGTGCAGGTGGTGTAAAGTCAAAGCTCTGTGTCGCAAGATGGCAGACCACAATCTGGACTTGGCCAAACACGAGTTCAAAGAGCCAGAACTCCTGACAACTGAGGAGCTCGCTCAGATTTTCGAGCAAGCCCCCATGCTCCAGGACTGGGTAAATGCTGTATCTGAGCACCTACTCTCCAAAGCCATCTCGGGCGAGAAGGTACCTGGATATAAGGTAGTAGAAGGAAGATCAATGCGAAAATGGACTGACGAGAATGCAGTCCAAGAAGTTCTTACAGCATGCGACTACACTCCGGAACAATTCCAAGTTGTCAAACTGGCTGGGATCCCGGCCATCGAGAAGCTCCTCAAAAAGGACTTCGATTCACTGGTCGGGGACCTCGTCATCAAGGCTCCGGGTAAACCCACTTTAGTACCCGAGTCTGACAAGCGTCCGGCAATGGGCATCGAACAAGCAAAACTCGATTTTTCTAATAACTAAACTTCACAATCATGAGTGCAACAACCAAAGTAGTAACCGGCAAAGTCCGGTTCAGTTATGCCAACGTATGGGAACCCCGTGCAATGGAGGGTTCCGACCGAGCAAAATACTCGGTATCAATCCTCATCCCGAAGACCGACTCGGCAACTCTGTCTCGGGTCAAGGAGGCCATCGATACGGCTCTCAAAGAAGGCATCGCCAAATTGGGCGGCAAGATTCCTCCCACGTGGAAGAACCCTCTCCGTGACGGGGACATCGAAAGGCCGGACAACCCGGAGTATGCTGGGCACATGTTCGTCAATGCCAACTCGGACAATCGTCCTGGCATCGTGGACATCAACCTCAACCCCATCATCGAAAAAGAGGACTTCTACTCCGGATGCTATGGTCGGGCATCGATCAACTTCTACGTCTTCAACACCAATGGCAATAAAGGCGTTGCTTGCGGGCTGAACAACCTCCAGAAGTTGGCTGACGGAGAACGACTCTCCGGGGGATCTTCGGCAGAAGAAGACTTCGGCCAGAATCCGTGGGACGACGACCTTATGTAGGTTGGTATGCTGGGTCTTATTTGGGATTAGGGGTTCGAATCCCCGCCCAGCAACAAATTTAACAATAATTAACATGCCGAGACGCTTATATTTCGATACAGAAACATATAGCCCGGAGGACATTAAATCCACGGGCGCCTATAAATACATAGAATCGGGGGGCTTTCAACTCCTTATAGTGTCTTTCGCCTTTGACACCTCTCCCGTTCAGGTGATTGATCTGGCCAAAGGAGAAGAGCTCCCCGATTATTTCGTTTCTGCTTTAACTGACCCCGGGGTTGAGAAATGGGCGCATAACGCCGTATTTGAGAGACTCGTATTTAAGCGCATAGGACTACCTATCCCAGCTGATCAATTGTATTGCTCAATGACTAAAGCAGCCTATTGCGGATTGCCTTTGGCTCTGGATGAGCTCTCCAAGGCGTTGGTCCTCGGGGACCACGGGAAGAAGTCGACTGGTAAAGCTTTAATCCGGTTTTTCTGTTCCCCATGCAAGCCAACCAAGTCCAACGGGATGAGGACCCGGAACATGCCGGACGACGACCCGGACAAGTGGAGCGAGTTCAAGACGTATGCCGAATATGACGTAATTGCAGAACGTGAGATCGTGGAACAGCTGGACCAATTCCCGTTCCCGGAGTTCGAACGCCGGAACTACCTGGTAGACCAGAGCATCAATGACCGGGGAATTCTGATAGACCTCGACATGGCCGGGAACGCCATCTCTTTCGATGAGGTATACACGGAGGAGATGACCGACCGGATGAAGGAGCTAACGGGCTTGGACAATCCTAACAGTTTAGCTCAGCTAAAGACATGGCTCAAAACCAACTTCGGGCTCGAGTTCCCAGCACTTGGCAAACCTGAGATCCTGGAATATTTGAAAAATACTCCGGATGCTCCCGACTTGGTCAAAGAGGTCCTCGGAGGACGACTTGCATTGTCAAAGACTTCTACTAAGAAGTATATTGCTATGCTCAACTGTGCTGCCAAGGACCAGAGAGCTCACGGGTTATTTCAGTTTTACGGGGCCAACAGAACAGGACGTTGGTCGAGCCGAATGATTCAGCTCCAGAATCTCCCCCAGAATCACATGAAGGATTTGGACCTCGCCAGAAGCATGGTAGAGAAAGGAGACTACGACCTTATCGAAATGTGTTACGGCAATATTCCGAATGTTCTGTCCGAGCTCATCCGAACAGCCTTCATAGCACCGGAGGGAAAAATGTTTGCAGTAGCCGACTTTAGTGCTATTGAGGCCCGAGTCCTGTCCTGGTTAGCTCAGGAGAAGTGGCGACTCGACGTCTTCAACACTCATGGTAAGATATATGAGGCATCAGCATCACTCATGTTCGGGGTTCCCATTGAGCAGGTTACGAAAGGATCGGACCTCAGACAGCGGGGTAAGACGGCAGAATTGGCACTCGGCTATGAAGGATCTGTCAATGCAATGGAGAAGATGGACAAGGAGAAGAAGCTGTCCAAAAAAGAAATGTATTCCATCGTAGCTCTTTGGCGTCGAGCCAATCCTAAAATCGTTGAGTTTTGGGCGGAGGTGAACGAGAAGGCCATCGAGTGCGTCCAGACCAGAAAAACCAAGAAAGTAAGTTGTCTCGTCTTTGAACATGACGGGACCAATTTGACGATAGCTCTCCCGGCTGGGAGAAAACTATACTACAGAAATCCCCGTGTGAGACCCAACAGGTTCGGGCAGACTGGCATTGTCTACGACGGCATGGTCCAGTCAGTAGGATGGACTGAGGTAGAGACATACGGGGGAAAACTGGTGGAGAACATAGTCCAGGCAATCTCCCGGGATCTTCTCGCCGAAGCAATGTACAGACTAAGCATTATGAAAGACTTTGAAATAGTAATGCACGTCCATGATGAAGCCATTGCAGAGGTAGACGAAGACAGAGCCGGGGATTGTCTGGAAACTATGTGTAGAGTTATGGGAGAGGATCTTCCTTGGCTGAACTGCTTGCCAATGGGATTACCTCTCAAAGCAGACGGATACGTTACTAAATTTTATAAGAAAGACTAATGACATACGACGGGGAACTTGATATTGCAATCGGACTGAGTGCAAGATCAAAAGTATGGAGCAACAAGAAACTGAAATGGTCTGAATTGGTCAGTCGACTCGGGGAGGAGAACAAGACTACTGAAACATTCAAGGAGTTTGTTTCTGCAAGCAAGGAAGACCAGCTCAAAATAAAGGACGTAGGCGGATACGTTGGAGGTTACCTGAGGGGAGGCAAAAGAAGCCCGGCCAATGTGGTCCACAGACAGTTGATGACACTCGACTTGGACTTTGCCCACAAAGACCTCTGGGATGACTTTACTCTCCAGTTTGACAATGCAGCTGTTTTGCACGGAACTCACAAACACTCGGATGCGTCTCCCCGGTACCGACTAATAATGCCACTGAGCAGAGAAGTCACGGCTGATGAGTATGTGGCCATAAGCCGAAAAATTGCCGGGATAATCGGCATAGACCTTTTCGACAATTCAACCTTCGAGACCAACCGACTCATGTTCTGGCCTTCTACGCCGAAGGACATGGACTACTACTTTAAGGTTCAGGACGGCCCATGGATTGATGCTGACGAGATACTCAACTCCTATGCTGATTGGAAAGACTCGTCACTTTGGCCAACAGCTTCATCTCGTTTCGAAGCTGTAGACAGAGCCGTCAAGAAACAGGAGGACCCAACCATAAAGAGGGGGCTCATAGGAGCGTTTTGTAGGACGTACTCCATCCCCGAAGCAATAGAGACCTTCCTCTCCGACACCTATGTCCCGTCAGCATTGGAAGACCGATACACTTACACAAAAGGCAGTGCATCGGCCGGTCTTATCGTGTATGAGGACAAGTTCGCTTATTCTCATCACGGGACTGACCCATGCGGGGGTAAACTTTGCAATGCGTTTGACCTGGTCCGTATACACAAATTCGGCCACCTTGACGACAAAGTCAAGGACCCCTCGTCGAAGTTGCCAAGTGTGTCAGCAATGGAGGAGTTCGTACGCAATGACCCCGACACTAAGACCACAATTGCCAACGATCACATCAACAGTGCCAAGTACGAGTTTGCCGATCCGGAGCATGACAGGACCCAGGAAGAAGTCGTCGAGAAGGAGGTTGACCCGGAGGCTGAGAGTGTTGAGTGGATGAAGGAACTGGAGGTTGACACACGAGGAGCATACCTCTCGTCTGACGCCAACCTCAACCTCATATTTGCAAACGACCCCAGATTCAAAAGACTGTTCAGACAGAACGACTTTGACGGGAAGAGGTACGTCTTCGGGAATCTCCCGTGGCGACGTGTTGTTAAGCCGGAGCCGGTCAAGAACGTAGACTATTCCGGGGTCAGGAACTATTTGGGTTGTGTATACGGCATAACGTCCTCGCTAAAGATCGACGATGCCATGGCTCTGGAATTTGAACGCAACCACTTCCACCCAATCCTGGACTACCTCAATGGTCTCAAATGGGACGGGACTCAACGGGTAGACAAACTCCTAATTGACTACATGGGAGCTGACGACAATATCTACTCCCGCGAAGCCATCCGCAAGATGCTTGTCGGAGCAGTTGCCAGAGTTATGAATCCGGGAGTCAAGTTCGACCTTGTGCTAATGCTCGTAGGACCCCAAGGATCCGGCAAAAGTACGTTCATCAAAAAATTAGGAAAATCCTGGTTTAGCGACACATTCTTGACAGTCCAAGGAAAGGAGGCTCTCGAGCAGATCCAGGGGGCATGGCTCATTGAAATAGCTGAGCTCTCCGGTCTCCGCAAAGCGGAGGTCGAGTCAGTGAAGCATTTCATATCAAAGTCCGAAGACTCATTCCGACCAGCGTATGCCAGAACTTCTGAGATATACCCCCGGCAATGCGTCTTTTTCGGCACCACCAACGACAGCGAATTCTTGAGAGACCCCACTGGCAACAGACGCTTCATGCCAGTGGACGTGGTCCCCAACAATGCCAAAAAAGACGTGTTCATGGAACTGGACGACGAGATAGACCAGATATGGGCTGAGGCAGTTGTCTTATACAGATCAAAGGAGAAACTCTATTTAAGCCATGAAGCCGAAAAAATAGCCAAAAACGAACAAAGCTCGCACAGCGAGTCGGATGAACGGAAAGGCATCATTGAGGCGTACCTGGACCGTCAGCTCCCGGACAACTGGGACTCAATGGACCTCTACCAGAGAAGAGACTTCCTGGTTGATGAGTTAAACCCCAAAGGGACCACCCCCCGAGACTACGTGTGCGTTGCTGAGATATGGTGCGAATGTCTTGGGCGGAACAGAGAGGACATGGACCGGTATAAGACCCGAGAAATCAATGACTTGTTGAAGAGCATGCCCGAATGGGAACCGTGCAAGTCTACTAAAAATTTCCCCATCTATGGAAAGCAAAAATACTACGTGCGAAAACTCGATTGAGAAACGACTCGTCACTGAGGTGGAGAGAGTTGGTGGCTGGTGTTTGAAACTCCCCGCAATTCACAATGCTGGCCTCCCCGACCGGCTCTGTCTGTTCCCCGGTGGCGAAGTCGTTTTTGTTGAGTTGAAAGCATTTGGCAAAAAGCCCCGAAAAATCCAGACATTAATGCACCAGAAGCTGAAAGCAATGGGCTTTCGGGTTGAGGTGATAGACACGACCATGGGTTGTAAAATGTTAGCATTGGAATATGACCGAAAATGATCTCCATCAATACCAGCTACAAGCTGTTGACCACATAATAAGCCATACGCACTGTGCTCTGTTCCTGGACATGGGGTTGGGTAAAACAGTGTCTACTTTGACCGCCATCAACGAGCTCATGTTTAAAGAGGTCGAGGTCCGACGAGTATTAGTCATAGCTCCCAAAAGAGTAGCCGAGTCAGTCTGGACCCAGGAGGTCGAGAAATGGGACCACTTGAAGCACATTAAAGTGTCTCGCATCATCGGAACAGAACGTCAACGTCGTGAGGCTCTCGCCAAGAAGGCAGACGTATACACCATCGGGAGAGACAACGTGGCTTGGCTATGCGGGCTCTACGGGGGATCTTGCCTACCATTCGACATGGTGGTCATAGACGAGCTCAGCAGTTTCAAGAATCCCAAGTCAATCCGGTTCAAAGCTCTTAAGCACGTCCAGGCTTCACTCTCCAGAGTAGTAGGTTTGACCGGTACCCCGGCACCCAACGGTCTCATGGACCTTTGGGCCCAAATGTACCTCCTGGACCGGGGAGAGCGCTTGGGCAAGTACATCTCCCACTACCGGGATAATTACTTCAAGCCTGGCCGTCGAAACGGGCACATTGTGTATTCGTACGACATATCCAAAGAGAATCAGGAGCGGATATATTCAAAGATCGGGGACATCTGCATGAGCATGAAAGCTAAGGACTACCTCGATCTCCCCGAGCGCATCGACAACATAGTGGAGATCCAGATGCCCCTGGAAATACAAAAAGCTTATGACTCCTTCGAGGAGGAACAAGTTCTCAGCATGATTGATCAGCTCGGGGACGCCGTAGAGATCCCAGCTGTCAATGCCGCAGCTTTGTCCACGAAGCTCCTCCAGTTTGCCAACGGAGCAGTGTACGATGAACAGAGAGTGGCTCATGAGGTGCACACGTTGAAGATCGAAGCCACGAAGGAACTCATTGAGGACGCCGGGGGACAGTCAGTCCTCATAGGTTGGACCTTCCAACATGACAGAGACCGACTCATGAAGGCTCTCGCCAAGTATAAGCCCCGGGAACTCAAAACGGAGAAGGACATTATCGACTGGAATGCTGGCAGAATTCAGGTTCTTTTGATGCACCCGGCTTCCGGGGGTCATGGGCTCAACCTCCAAGCCGGGGGACACCGCATCATCTGGTTTGGGCAGACCTATTCTCTCGAGTTGGAGCAGCAGTTCAATGCTCGGCTTGATCGACAAGGACAGAAGGAGGTCGTGATAGTCAATAAACTGGTATGCTCGAAGACAGTGGACCAGGACGTCATAAGAGCCCAGAAAGCGAAGACCCGGGGACAGGATGCTCTCATGGAAGCTGTAAAAGCGAGGGTCGAAAAATATCTGAAAAAATATCGCAAAACATCGTAGTATTTGTCGCAGAAGTATTATATTTGTGATACAAACAAAACGATAACACTATGAACTACGAAAACAAACACCGAATCGAAAGTCTGGCAAAAGCCGCTTGTCCCAACAACAAAAAGGTCTCCGTAATATTCCGAAGCAAAGAGAACAAGTTATCCGACCGTCCTAACGCTTTCATAGTAACTGTTGGGAAGAAAGGCTATACCTCAGTTAGACAGTCGAACTACTGGGCAGTAGACACAGTCAATTCCTGCAAAGACTACTCCGACCAGGAGCTCGCCCAGATCCTGAACACGATAACCAAAGACCTCGGGACTCTCCGATTCTTTGGCTATCAGGATGCTAAATTCGTAAACTACAAAGGCGAAGAAGTAGAAGTAGAGGTTTAGCCTCTACTTTTCTTCCGTTTTATCGTAGTAATAAAAATAATTTTCGTATATTTGTACTACAAACAAAAGGACAATGAAACGATATTACTACGAATTAATGGACGAGGACTACAATAGCTACGAAGCAGCTATCCCAGACGGAAGAATCAAAACCAGGGCTATTGCTCAAGCAAAACGAGCAATGAAGGACTTGGGGATCAAAAGGGCTCTACTGGCAGTCAATAGCATGAAAACCTCCAACATATTGGACATAATTACAGTCGAATTGGATTGAAATATTTTCAATTTTTCTGGTGAAAAATTTTTTTAATTGAACATTTTTTCTTACTTTTACACTACACTTAACAACTAAACACTATGGAAAAGTTTATCGAAAAGTACAAAGGCTACAGCACGAAGGTTCTTCAGAAGCTGGCAAAGGTCAAGACCGGTGACGAGCTTGACGCCATCGAATCCATCCTCGCATCGAGAGGAGCATCCCAGGAGCATCCGGCAGAGGAGGGTGCTGTCTACAACGCCACTGAGACCGAGGAGTACAAGGCAGAGAACGGCATCAAGGAGAACGACGAAGTCGCCGAGGAGAAGCCGAAGAAGGCTCGCAAGGCAAAGACCCCGAAGGAACCCAAGGAACCCCGTCCGCTGAAGAAGGAGGTATCGGCCGAGGAGGCAAAAGCTAACCTCGAGAATGCCAAAGCCAACATTGGTCGTTTCTGCAAGTTCATCTGCACGAAGACCAAGGAGCAGACCGACGGCATCATCATCGGAGTTCGTCTCGACCCCCGCAACAACTTCATCCAGTACCGCATCAAGACCAACGACGGTCATGTCTGGGGAAAGGGCATCGACTCGAAGGATCTGGAGCTCGGCGAGATGGCCCCGGTTCCCGAAGAGACCGAGAAGCCGAAGCGCGGCCGGAAGAAGGCTGACAAGGCAGCTCCGGAAGCAGCTCCGGAAGCAGAACAGAACGAGTCGGAGAACGCACCGGCTGAGGAGTAAGTCAGAACTCCTCGCCCAATGGAGCCGTCACTCCATCGGGCACCCCGGAGTGGTACAGGAGGGTTCGAGTCCCTCCCCGGGGTCTAACCTATATACTAAAAATCATGAGTAACATACTTAAACACGCTGACCAAATCATCAATGAGCGGTCGGAGGAAAAGGAGAGACAATACGGACCGTTCATGGAATGCAACCAGAAGGCCGCAGAGATCGCTTCGGTCATTACAGGAAAACCTCTGACCGCTCTTGACGTGTCTTGGGTCCAAGTGGCAGTGAAAATGGCACGTGAATCCAATGCGCACAAGGAGGACAACCTCCTTGACATGGTAGCCACAATTGGGGCCATCAACAATGAACTCGAAGACCCCAAGCCGTTAAAAGCTCCAAACGTGTTCCCGGTCTATTGTGTGAACTATGAAGACGTGACAGAAGTCATCAGAAGAAATCCGTCCGTTGTTCGTGCTATCAAACGAGTTATAACGGAAGAAGGCCCCCGTATAGCCATCTATTATTCAGCAGAGCCAACTACAAACATCAAGCCATGAACACACAAGACTTTAAGCCATTCATTAAGAGCTGGGAAGAGATTTATGCCCTCCAGGGGGAGCTCCAGCTCATGTACAGACCATACTTCAAGGAACGCATCGCGAACTTTGACATCAACACTTTGGAAGATCAGGAGCTTTTCAAAAAACTCTGTTGGCAGATTGTTGAGGAGCTTACCGAAGCGATGGAGGCCAAGGACAAAAACGAGGAGGATCACGTGCTGGAGGAGCTGATCGATGCTTTCAATTTTATGCTCGAGCTTTACCAGCTGTACGGCACGGCCCCGTACTTTGTTTGGGGTCACACATACGGGTTCCGAAAGATTATGGCAGACGAGAATTTCGAGGAGAACATCCTGGAGCTGATAAAAACCATAGGTTTGGCTGCCAACTGCCTCAAGAACCGGGAATGGAGACAGTCTCAGTACCTGGTTGATCTGGTGGTCTTCGAGGAGAGACTCTGGAATATCTGGACAATGTTCGCTATGCTCTTCGGGAGCATGGGGGTTGCCGAAGACAAGGTCCGGGAGCTCTGGTCGTTGAAGTATCAAGTAAATTTGTTTCGCATTAAATCCAAATACTGACATGGGTAGAATATTTAAAGACTGTTTCGAAATGATCCGGGAGATGGATCGGGAGCTCAAGGTTTCCGGCATCACGGTTCCGGTCAACCATTACCAAAACCAAGAACTCAGCGGAGACGACCGACTCACCAAGGAACTCATCGGAGTGAGCTTCGTCATCTCAAAGCCGTATCTCGGCAAACGTGAGATGCTCGACTTCATGTTCAAAGACGAGGCCGAGCTCATTGAGAAGTATTGCCGAGCAGAGCTCTCCGACCGGCTTGACCGAAACGGAGTCAACCCGGGTAAGAGCTGGGAGATCCGCCGGGACTTGTGGCAGAAGTTGGTGAGCAAGACTCGTCAGGAGGGACGCTTCGACTACACCTACTCGGAGCGTCTGCACATCTTCCACAAAGGCCCGGAGATCCATCAGTTGGACAATGTCATCATGACTCTTCGGGACGACCCGCACTCCAGACGGGCAATGGTTATGATCTTCGAGCCGGAGGACACCCGGGCAACTGCCGGGGCTCTTACCCGAGTACCTTGCTCCGTCAGCTACCAGTTCCTCATCCGGAACAACCGGCTCCACGTGATATATTACATTCGGAGCAATGACTTCTTCAAGCACTTCGCAATTGACATCTGGTTGACGGAGGCCATGATGGATTACGTGTTCAACATCCTCGCAGCTACTTATCCCTCTCTCAAGAAGGGCTCCCTGCATTACTTCGCTGGATCCCTCCATGCATACAACGAAGATCTCTCCAAGTGGGTAATCTATTAAGCCATGACTATCGACGATGCAAGAGCTAATGCTCATCTGTACTATGATGACTGCATATTCTGCCCGGGATGCTCGGGATTCTTGACCGGACTCCACATGAATAGCAAGTGCTACCTCGACTGGATTGAAAAGAAGGCACAGCAGATTCTCGAAAACTCGAAGAAGGATGAGCGTAGAAGTTAAAGTGCTGATCGGGGTAGCCTTGACCTCTTTGGCTGGAGCAGTTGTATTCTACATTACATTTCTGATCGCAGTAGATGAGGTCCGGAAGGACATAAGAAGAAAAAGACATGGCAGGAGGAGTTGAGGAGGTAGCTATCATAGTAGGGGCAATCCTCGTAGCAATAGGATTACTCGGCATTTGCGTTATGGATGCAATTGACGGGATTAAAAAACACAAAAGATATGTGCGGAATAAGTATAACAAGAAGGGCTAACGTCATTGACAAGATCAAGCACCGGGGCATTGAGTCTAACCAGATCGCAGAAGGAGGATGGTTCCTCGGTCATGTTCGTTTGCCCATTCAGACTGAGCCAGGCGACCGTCTGGCTCAGCCTATAGAGTTAGCCGGAAACAACGGGTGGCTCCTTTATGTCGGAGAAATCTACAACTATCCTACGAGGTATTCAAGCGACGTCGAGTATCTTCGCGACTTGTTCGGCGCTCAGGTTCCGGGGATTAACTGCTTGGAGGACATTCTCCTCGAAGCCAACCACTGGGATGGCATGTGGGCAATATGCTGGTACAGGAAGGGACACATTGTTGTCTTCACGGACCCACTCGGCAAGAAACAGCTCTACTACAACCAATTCGGGGAGATCTGCTCGGAGATAACCCCGTTGGTGTCGGACTTCAAGGACTTCGACCGGTACTACCAGTCGGAAGTGTTCAAATGGGGTTACAACTGGGATGACCGGACTCCGTGGAACACCGTTAAACGCATCATGCCGAACACGGTCTATTCCTTCGACAGCATGAGAGTGACCCCGACTGTCATCCGTAGGGACTACTTCAACTGGGAACTCCGGAGTAAGACATACAATTGGGGCAGGATGCGACTGGCTCAGGAGCTTCGGGAACGAGTTTCCGAGTCCATTCGGCGTAGAGCTATGTATTCCAAGATCCCGGTCGGGGCTTTGGTTTCAGGAGGACTGGATTCGTCCATAATTGCCTCTATTCTTCATCGAATGGGCCTGGGGGTTAATCTCTATATGGTGGAGAATAATGAATCAAAATTTGGCATGCTATTGTCCGAATTTTTAGGGGTTTCTATCACCTCTCTTGGCCCCATGCCTGATTATGAGTGCCTGGAGAGGTGTCTCCGACATAACGAGACTCCAATCGACTTGGGTTCTATGATCCCCCAGTTCAGGTTGATGGAGAAGGTCCGGGAGAAGGTCATCCTGACGGGGGATGGAGCTGATGAACTATTCGGGGGTTATCGCCGAGTCGATGACTACGATTCTCAGCTCTCAGACGTGTTCCAGGAGCTTCCATTCTATCACATGCCTCGGCTTGACCGAGCCTCCATGAGGAGCACAGTTGAACTCCGGTCCCCATTCCTGGGGCATGACGTTGTCAGGTTCGCTCTCCGTTTGCCCCGGGAGGACAGAACTCACAAGCGCATTCTCAAAGATGCTTTCAGCGACGTCCTGCCTCAGGAGATCCTCGACCGACCCAAAGAGCCTCTCAAGTGCCAAAGTATACGACAGGACCCGATGGCGTACCGCAAGAAGTGTCACGAAATATTCTACAACTTATGGCAATAGCTATTGGATATTACCGGGTATGGTTTAAAGAAGATGACTCCAATACGGAGGCTCAGTGGTTCAAAATGACGCTCCGGAATGGGTCCATTAGACCTTCCATACGTTCCATAAGTCGGGAAGAGGCTTTGTGGTGGATCAAGTCCCGAAAAATGAAGGACGTTACACCCGGCAATCCTGCGGGCAAGATATTCGAATCGGAGGGCCAACCGTTTAGGAAGGCATTCCAGGAGCTGCCTCTTCACACACGTTACAATTTTATAGAAGGAGCATCGCTCTCATCAGGTACAACACACCGAGCTCGACTCGAAAAATACTTTAAAAAATGAAAATCGTAAAAGTAAGAAACGTCAAGACCCCGACCAGAGGAACGGGTCTGTCCGCCGGGCTGGACTTCTACATCCCGGAAGACTTTGAAGCCAGACAAATCTGGCCGGGTGAAAGCATCAACATTCCGTCCGGGATCAAAGCTCAAATACCCCGGGGGTGTGCCCTCATCATGTTCAACAAGAGTGGCATTGCCGCCAGGTATCAGCTCCAAGTTGGAGCTTGCGTGGTTGACGAAGACTACCAAGGAGAGATCCATCTGCACGTCATGAACGTTGGCAAGGAGATCGTTATCCTCAAGCCGGGGATGAAGCTGGTCCAAGGTTTGGTGATGCCGATCGTCTATGTTGGGGTGGAAGTTCTCGAGTCGGAGGCCGAGCTTTTCCCGCAATCGACTGAAAGAGGAGTGGGGGGCTTCGGGTCCACGGGGGAATAGGACCCCCCGGCCCCAAAAGTTGATGATTTTATTGTTTCATTGTTTACAATTTTCCCATGGCCCCGGCCCCAAAAGTTGGTCAAACCATTGTTCCATTGTTTACAATTTTCTCATGGCCCCGGCCCCAAAAGTTGGTCAAACCATTGTTCCATTGTTTACAAATCAGGGGGACTCCCGGCCCCAAAAGTTGGTCAAACCATTGTTCCATTGTTTATTGGCAAAAATCTCGACAGCCCCTCCCCTAAAATCCGGGGGACCCCTATTGTTTATTGTTTATTGTTCCAATGGAAAGAATCCCAAATCATTGATAATCAATCACTTAAATTAAAACAGTAGTAAACAATGAGAAACAATAATAAACAATCATTGTTTCTCGATAATCGATTGAATATCAATGATTTAGGCCCTTGTAAACAATGTAAACAATAATATAGGAGGAAAACCTGAATAGGGAATATGAGGAAAATTATGACCAATTTAGGAAATGAAAAATCACAAAATAGAGTGCACAGAAACATTGTTTACATTGTTTCTCGGGAGGAGAATTGGGGACCTAATCAATTGAATATCAATCACTTAGGTGAGAAACAATAAGAAAATTTATTGTTTACTACTGGTCAAATATTGTTTATTATGGAAAAAACTGAGAAATTGGGGCTACCCCCAACTGGAAAACTTGGAGTGTTCCGGCGATGGCTTGGGATCTACTCAAAAGAGGAGTGGGAGGTACTGGACTACGCCCGCAAATTGAAAAAGACCACCATGCAAATAGCACGGGGTCAGCTGACTCTGCTATCTCGACCGGGCTGGATGCGGCACGAGGATTGGGTCGAGGTTCGCAAACTACAAACCAAATTGGAAAGGAGACGTAAAAAATGATTGCAATTTACCTGTTGGCCATTATTGGCCTGTTCGCGATTTTTGGCGGGATCCGTCAATGGTGGGTCAACCCCAGACGAAGACTGAACCGATCCATCAAGCAGATGGAGAGAGCGGAGAGACGTATTCAGCGGTTTAGGAGAAAGTAAAGTTGGTGCCAAATCGGTACAGTAAAGTTGGTGCCAAATTGGCCTTCTCTCGACCCACAAATACTGGACAGCACTCGCGCATACGGAATTAAAAACTTTTAAGAATGAAAGCAAAACACTTTAAGCAGCTCGGGAAGAACTGGGCTTTGTACTCGGAAGTCAATACCAAGTACTGTAATTGGACCCCGTCCATTGCCACGGTCCACGAAGGCATGATTTGGCCGAACGGCATTTCGGTCAAGTTCCTGTGGTTCGGCGTGACCCTCATTCGCGTAAGCGAATAAATTAAAGATCCCCGGGGCCAAACGCTCCGGGGATTGTTGTGCAGAAATAAATTTTTAATTTGTATAAGGTTTGATTATATTTGAGGCATGGCACGAAGTACATATAAAATGAGTCCGCTCGCCTATATGGAGGAGGGACAGAAAAGGCGAGACGCCGGAGAATTTGTAAAGCCCACCGATGCGGAGGAGCTTTATTTTGCATTCATTGAGTATTGCAAATTCATGAAGGATAACTATTTCTCCCAAGCTCACAAGAATAAGAATGGCGAAGACTGCAGCGTCTACATTTCCCGCCCGATGACCATCGAGTCATTTAGGCTGTTCGCTGGACTCAATCCTATTGAGTACGGGGAACTCACAGGAGACCCGGTAGCAGCTGCAATTGGTGGCACCATCGAGGATGCCATCAACTCCCAGCAAATTGAGGGAGCACTGGTTGGCAAGTACGCTGCCAGCCTCATCCAGGTACTTCAAGGACGCAAGACCAATGTCAATGTAACGGGAGGCATCACTCTCGAGCAGATAACAGGAATGGAGGTAAAATAGAATGGGACGCCGGCTTCAATTTGACACCAAAGGCAACGAGAAGCAGAAGGAAGTGGCTCGGTTATGGCTTGATGACTCGGTCACTGACATTCTGTATGCTGGCACGAAAGGTGCTGGTAAATCGTACCTCGGGTGCTCCTTGATAGCCGGCGATGCCCTCACCTACCCGGAGACATTTTATTTTATTGCGCGTAAGACGGCCGCCGACTTAGTCCGGTACACCATCCCTTCTCTCTACGAGGTATTTGCCCATTGGGGCATCACGGAGAACTACTACCACTTCAATGGGCAATACAACTTCTTCGAGTTGTACAACAAAAGCCGCATCTACCTCATTGATGCCAAGTACAACCCCAGTGACCCCATGTACGAGAGGTTCGGCTCCATGCAGATGACTCGGGGATGGATCGAAGAAGGTGGCGAGTTTATCCGCGAGGCGAAGACCAACCTCCAAGCTTCCATTGGTCGCTGGAAGAACGACGTCTACAAGCTGGCTCCCAAACTCCTTATCACCTGCAACCCGTCCAACAATTTCCTCTACACGGACTACTACAAGCCATGGAAGGAGAACAAGCTGCCTCCTTGGCGTCGATTTGTCAAAGCTCTGCCCCAGGACAACAAGACTCTCCCTGACAGATACATCGAAGGACTTCTCCAGAACCTGACCCAGTCGCAGATCGAGCGATTGGTCTTTGGCAACTGGGAGTATGACGATGACCCGAATTGGCTGGTCGACTATGACGCAGTGTGCGACATGTTCTGTAATGAGTTCGTACTCCCGACGGGCAACAGGTTCATCAGCACCGACCTTGCTGGAAAAGGACGAGACAATTGGGTGGTTGGAACCTGGGATGGCATGGTCTGCCGGATCCCAATCGCCAAAGGCTTCTCGGAAGGCAAGGAGATGGAGGAGAAGATCGCCAAATTGGCCACCGGTCTGAAAGTCCCCCGGTCCAGTATCGTCTCAGACGCCGACGGACTTGGGTTCTACCTGGAGAGCTACCTGAAAGGCATCCGGGAGTTCCACGGGGGACAGTCAGCCATTGACTCCAAGACGTACAACAACATCAAGTCGGAGTGCGCATTCAAGCTGGCAGAGCTCATCAACAAGCGCCAGATCCACATCATCTGCTCTCCCGAAGTCCAGGAGAAGATCAAGCAGGAGATGACAGTCCTCAAGTCTAAGAACACGAACTCCGCTGAGCAGAAGCGAGAGCTCATTTCCAAGGACACCATGAAGCAGCTCCTCGGCAGATCCCCGGACTTCCTGGACATGCTCATCATGCGAATGATATTTGAGATCAAGCCGAAGGCGACTGGCATGAAGTCTGCCAAAATCATAATCCCCGCAAAACGATGATATTGGACATCATAACTATTATCCGCAACATGGTCAAGATGGTCAATCCTCTGGCCGTCTTTGAGTGTGACCAGGCTCGAATGCTGAACGTCAAAGTGGACACGATGGAGAGGTTCGTGACAGACTCGGACGGCAATCGAGTGTCGTCCGACTTCGTCTATGTTGAAGAGCCCACCACTGGCTACTACGATACGCCATATCGGGGCTATCCCACTCAGCGTACCATCATGCAGGTCTATTTCTGCAAGTTCGAGCCGATGGCCAACGATGCCTACAAAGGCGATACGAAGTTCAGCAAGAATTCTCCCACCATCGGCCGTCTGGAGTTGAAGAACCAAATCGAGGAGCAGATGGTCAGGCCTTTCCTCTACTTGCTCAAGAACTCACAACTGGTCAAGCAATATCCTGACATCATGAACACCGTTCGGGTGTTGTACCCGTCTGCCAGGTTCGACGCCAACGAAGTAAGTGTCGGACTGGAGTTCACTTTCAAACAGGACTGGTGCTTGGATGCCTACAAGGACAAAATCTGGCGTCCCCTCCTTGAAGTGGTAAAGCCCGGGTTTGACTTATCGGGGCACACTATATTCTTCGACCGACAGGACTTGCCCGTGCCGGTCTATCCCCCGGCATGGAACCAATCCCTGTTTCACGGGACGGGTCTCCCGCTACTGGTATTCTCCATCTCGCAAACAGACAATTTTGTTGCCCAGCTTAGTTTGGATGAAACCGGGGACGTTGTTGTAGACTACGCATGGACCAAAGAGGACGGATGGAAGAAGTCGAGTGTGACGTATCCTGATATGGGTCCGGATTTCAGGTTCATCGTTAGCAAAGTAGAAGTCGAGGACATTCCTGAGCCCTATTGGAGTCTCAAACACTGCTACATAAAATGATACAGCGAATCGACATACAAGGCGGTCAGATGACGTTCGGCCAACGAATAGAGCTTGGCCGGATCATCACTGACAAGGAGATGACCGACATTGACAAGATGAAAGAAGGAATGCAATGTCTTGGCGTCAAATGGAGTCTGAGGAACACCTCAGAAATTGTCGAGTACTGGTACGAGGTTCTCATGGGCATCAAATACTGGATCGAACGAGAACAGGCTGAGCTCAAGTACGAGCCCAGTGCCGAGGAGAAGGCAGCTGGCATCGCCCAATTCTCCATGGTGGTTGGCGAGATGGCCACCATCACTGCACTGGCCAAGGACTACTCGAAGGACCCGGACGAGATCCTGGAATGGAAATACGGTAAGGTATACAACCTCCTTTTCACCAACTTGCAGAGCCACCTCTTCCGGGAGCGACTGAACAAGGAATTGGAGCGTAAGGCTCAACAGAAAGCTAATGCTCGCAAACCCAGAAACAAATGGCGGTAGGACTGGAACAGATATTGTTTGAGGGTCTCACCCAGATGAGGGACGAGATTATCCGAGCATCACAGGACGCCGGGCAGGAAGCTTCGGGCAGAACCTATGCTCAGATAACAGTCCAGACGGGACGAGAAGGCGAAACAGTTTGGGGAACAATCGAAGCTCCGAACTACTTCTACACTCTCATCCGGGGACGAGGTCCTGGCAAGATCCCAGCCAATTTGGGGCAGATCATCATGGAGTGGGCAAAGCTCAAAGGCATCACCTTCTCAGACCCGAAGGATCTGGTCCGATTCGGAAATGCCACTGCATGGAAGATAAAACGAGAGGGCTCTGAGCTCTACCGCAATCACATTTACGTTGACTTGGTCGACACCCCCGCTGACAACTTCGAGGAGTACCTGGCTCAGCATTTGGACAAGACAATGGAGGTCCTCATCGAAGAGGCTTTCGTACCTGACAACAATATGGACCACGGATATATAATATAACGCGATATGGCAATTACCAAACAACCGGCTGAAGACTCCCTGTTCTCAGCATATTCGCAAATACCAGTTGAGACTGACGACTCAACATCCGGACTTGAGATCGAGACTCAGAACTTCGATGAGGCCAACATGATCTCGTTGAATATCCTAAACAGTAAATTATGTGTAACTGTCAAAGATACGGAGGGAGATAACTATAAGAGAGCCCTACTCTTGATCGATTCAAAGATTGTTCCCGGGGAATGGTATACTATCAGATTCAGATCTATGTCAGTCAATACCGGATCTACAACAGAATTCACCATCGGTTTATTTTCAGCAACAGCTGACGGGGTCAATTCAAAACAGGCATATGTTACGAATCTGTCTGTCACGAATGGGGTTTATCATGCGTTTCAGGTTCCTATCAGTTTTTCTGACAATGCCCCCAAATCCCAATTAGCTATATATTGTGGGAGAAACGGGGATACAGCAGGGAAATCCATGACATTTTGCGGAATTAGTTTTTGTTATGGCAAGAATTACATTGATTATGCCCCCAGTTCAGTGGAAGCAGCGAATTCATTAACAGAAAGCATCGACATACACAGAGACTCGGGATTCGGGACGACAAAAAAATATGATCTCAGCTTCTTGGCTAAAGCTGGTTTCCGGGATCGTCCCAGAGCATACCCGTATCTTGGCTCACATATAGGTTTTAGCATTGACTACAACCTCATATCGGCATACGCCTACAGAGGCATTGGCGAACAGGACTTCAATGTTCGATATGCCTCCCGGGGAGTTCGGCCCAGAGGTTACAACGTCAACTTCTCCATGTCTGACATAGGACTGGTATTGACGGACAGGACTCCAGACAGTGAGAGACGAATATATGTTAAGAAGTATTTTGGGTACCCAAATTTCCTAACCGTTTTTGCTAAGGGTTCTTCAACACTCAACACGCAATCAGCCATGGAGGTGAATGTTATGTATACGGGGACTACAGTTTTCAAGACAGTGGAGATCTCTCCCAGAGTCAACATTCCGTTTGTCCTCGAGTTCGACGAGGAGTTGGCAGATGGAGCTGACTACGTCATTGTCAGAAATCGCAATCTTCCCCTGAACTCCGACAGATGGCACATATACTACGTTGATGCAGAAGTGCCTTGCAACCCGTTCTACATTCGCTGGATAAACCAGAAAGGCGGATGGGACACTTACATGTTTGAGCAACACAAGAAGTATACTCAGGAGGTTGACCGGGGAGACCAATACGTATTGGCTAATGCCCGGGATCCCTATACTACCGAGACGAGGGGGGAGTTAGCTCCAGAGTTTAAGAACATAGTCCAAGCTGGAGCAGAACAGCTTGATGAGAACGACTTCAACTTGCTCAAAGGAATTGCTCTCTCGCCTTTGGTCCAGGTTTACAACTATCAAATTGGAGCATGGCAACGAGTCCTCGTGAACGATACTGACTTAACTTGGGACACCAAAGCTCCCCGGAACACTGTTAGCTACGAGTTCCAGCTTATTGACGAACAAACTCAGTGGTAATATGAACTACGAACTACTCATGAGAGGTATTGACGGCGAGGTCTGGTCACTGGACCTCCCCCTTGATGCTCCTGCGATGAATTACCAGATCAACAACCTGGCAGAGCTGAAAGACCGTAATGCGTCATACTCCCAGCGGATCAGTCTGCCCAGGACGACCCATAACGAACAAGCATTCCAATTCAGTTTTGTAATTGGTTCGGGTTCGTATGTGCCATACATGAAGTTTCCTTGCCAACTATTCTATGAGGGAGCACTCATATCCCCGGCGGGAGCAGTGTTGAACATCGTAGACGTATCTGATACGTCGATAGGGATTCAGATCCTCGGGGCGACGGCTGACTTGTTCGACACCCTCAACAACACTGACGCGAAGGACCCCGGGACTGGCATGTTCCTCCTCAAGTGGTACACGGACACAATGGGACAGGCCGAGCGATACCTCTCCGGTCCCGAGGAATCTAAAGTCCTGTACTTTTGGCTATATGCAACTCTCCAAAAGAACCCGAACATACCCCCTATCTCCATGGAGGCAATCAGGCAAGTCCGGGAGTTGGACAAGTTCTATCCCCACCTCAACTGGTATGACCTCGTAACATGGATCTTCAACCGAGCAGGCTACAGTCTTGAGACGGACGTGGATCCCGTCGACCGAAGTGAAATGTTTTTGCCTTGCACTTACCCCGTTTTGGCAGATAACCCCAATGCCCCGAAAGCATCAGGAACTGGCTGGATACAAGACCCTCCGATTGGCACTACGGTCGGGGTGATTTGGCAAGGGTACCCCGGAGTAACTCTCAGTGACCCGGTCGCTGGGCGTTTATTGATGGGCACCGTATCTGGGACATTCAGCTGGATGACTCTATGGGACACGACCATCACGTTCAGCTTCTCATGGTCCAATATTTCTGCCATTCGGAATGGATCAGTGGCAGTCCAAGTTACCCACTACAAGAACGACGGGACCAGTGCTGTAGTGTTGACCAGGTCCTGGACATCGGGGTCTTCTGGCAGTGCTTCGGTCGACATCCAGATGGAGGCAGGAGAGCACATTCTGGTATCTGGATCTCTCGCCACAGTCAACCCATCTGCCAATCAGTATGACATGAGGTTCCCCGTCAGTATTACTGCTCCCCCAGTACCGGAAACTTCTCCGGGGGATAAGCCTCAGCCCGGACTAACTTATGACCTCCTGGCTTCGACTGGATTTAAGAGCTTGGGAGACATAGTCAAAGCTTTCTTCCAGCTGTTCGGGCTGACCATCGACGTAAATCCTGCTACCAAAGTAGCAAGAGCATACTCGGTTCAGGAGTTCTACAACAGACGAAGCTCGTCCGGGAAGAATTGGTCTGACAAGCTGATAAAAGGTAAGGACACAAAACTTACCTTCCAGTTATCCAGCTATGCCCAGTCCAACGAGATAAAACTCGAGGACAACAAGGACAACAACGTTACTGACTCGTACAAGTTCAGCATCCCGGACGTCAACCTCCAGCCCACTAAGCTCCTGTTTCAAATTGGGTTCTTGGCAGGACTCAATCAAACTCTCTATGACGAGGACAGTACGAGCAAGGTCCACACACTTGCTAACTACCCGATCTGGACCATCAATAGAGGTCGGATGGAGAATGGGGAAATGACTGAGACGACTTGGGAGTACAATGCTCTCAGTAAACCGATGGTCGTTCATATCAATAAGTCTGACTATATGTGGCCCCAGGTAAGTGTAGGCTATACCCTTACTCGAGTACGACTGTACACGGCATATTTCAAAAATTTGAATTACTACGTTCCGAAGTACTACGACAAGCTCATCAACAATATACTCAAAAGACCGAAGATCCTACAGACCCAAATTCTTTTGGACTCGCTCGACATTCAAAGTCTGGACTTGTTCAACCCGATATGGCTGGAAGAGCATGGGTTCTGGTTCTACGTTTCCAAGATCAACAACTTCCAAGCTGGCAAGATAACAAAAGTAGACTTAATACGCATGTAGTATGGCCGAAGAACAGAAAAGTACAATTTACAATGTCAAGGTAACAGCTGAGGATGCCCTCAAGACGTTAGCCGAATTGAAACTCCGGTCCCAGGAGTTGAGGGATCAGCAGAAGGCCCTCGGCAAAGTAACCGAGGAGAATGCTCAAGAATATTATGCGCTTGACAACCAGATCAAGGCAATCAACAGCGAGGCGAACAAGTACCAGAAGCAAATCCAGAACAACATTAAGCTCCAGAACCAACAGGAGGCCAGTCTGAACAAGCTCAGAACTCAGTTGGCTTTGGACAATGCCGAGTTTGCAGAGTTGGGCAATTCGATGCAGGACGCAGCTCGTAAAGCCGAGCTCGGAAAGCGTATTGCAGAGACCACTGAGGAGCTCAAAGCTCAGGAGGAGGCACTCGGGGACTACCGCCGATCAGTTGGTAACTACGAGAAGGCGACGGAGAACCTCAAGCAGGAGCTCAACGACTTGACGGACACTCTCATCCGGATGGCTCAAGCTGGGGACACGAGTTCAGCATCCTTCAAGGAGATGGTCAAGCGAGCTGGTGAGCTCAAGGCGGCAGAAGACACGGTCAATACAGCCATCGATCAGACTGGGCGGGGAATCGACACACTGGTTGCTGTTACGGATGCAACTTCGGCAATCACTTCCGTATATGGTTTATGGACCACAGCCACTCAGGTACTGGGGAGCGAGAATGAGGAGCTCAATGCTACCATGACGAAGATGATAACCATCATCACGGCTCTTTCCTCCTTGTCTTCTCTTCAAGCAGCTCTCTCCAAGACAGAAGCCACGTATCGCGCTGCATCCAACTTGGTTCAGCTGGTTGGTATCAACCAGACTCTCGCCGAGACAAAAGCTATAGCTGCCAAGAATGCCGTTCAGGGAGCTGGCAACATCCTCACCAAAGCAGCAGCAGCAGCTACCTGGCTTTGGAACGCGGCTTTGGCTGCCAATCCTGTTGTGTTGGTGGCAGCGGCAGTGGGCGGATTGGTGGCTGGAGTTGTTGCTCTTACGAACGCATTTAACAGTAATACGGAAGCTCAGGAGAGAGCAACTCGGGCAATGGAGGCATACAATCGAGCTGCCGAAGCCTCCACATACGTACTGGACCAGATCGAGACCAAGCGGAACAGTCTATCCAAAGCCGAGGAGATCCGGGGCAAACGAGAAATCGAAAACCTCAAAGCCAATCATGCCACTTCGGAGCAGATTGCCGAAGCTCAACTCAAAACAGCCAACAAGCTCCGTGAGATTGAGATGAGTGCAGCCCGTCAAAGACAGATGGCTGCAATGGATGAGTTCGACTCCTTGAAGAAGGTGATTGCAGCCAAGGAAGAGGAGCTCAACACGTGGTCAGGAAGCTTGGACAAATACAAGGAGGCCAAAAAGGAACTCGACGACTTGAAAGGCCGATACCAAGAACTGTTCCGGACAATCGAGAATGAAGGAGCCGCAGTTGCTAACTTGGCTCTCGAGACTGCAATAGCCAATCGAGAAGCTCAGCAGTCCATTGCCGATAAGGCTCTGGAGGTTGCTTTGAAGAACTCGGAAGCCATGCAGAAGATCCGGGAAGACGATCTCAGGTTCCAAACAACATTCCAGTCTACAAGTATCGCCATCCGAATGGAGTATGAGAGGAAGCTCTACAAGGCAGCTCAGGATGGAGCCCGGGAACGCCTTGCTCTCCAGAAGGCTCACGGCAAAATCACTAACAAGGAGTACCAGACAGCTCTGAATGCCATGGCTCGGTCCGACAAGCAGTTCTATGAGAACCAAGCCAAACAGCTCAATGACTACCTTGCCGGGGTGAGAGCCAACATCCTGGCTTTAGCTTCTGGGGGCACAGTTGACATGCAGATTGCCCAGGTGACTCAGAAGTACCAGGATGCCATGAAGGAGCTGGCCAACATTCAGCCTCCTCAGTTCGTGAGAGGTATGAGCGAGGAGGAATACCGGAAAGAGTATGCAGCTTATGAGCAATTCCTGGTCAACCGAGCTGAACTCGAGAAACAGATTCAGCAGAACCTCCAGGATGAAATCAAAAAGATCCGCGGGGATGCTACCAAACAGCAACTCGACAGATTCAGTCAAGCTCTCAACGAACAGTATGCCGAGGACCTCTCCAAGGCAGCGGACAACGAAAGGAAGAAGTTGGAGCTCGAGAATGAGATGCTCCAGAAGCAAATCGAAGCCAGGAAAGCCGCCGGGGAGAAAACCTATGAGCAGGAGGCCCAGCTCCGAGCCAACAATCTTCGGCTCCAGCAAATGGACCTCGACAAGGAGCTTGCTCAAGCTGAGCTGAACCACAAGTCCAAGTATGAAATCCGGAAGAGGTATCTGGAGGCTGAGTTGGCAGCAGCTCAAGGAAACGAAGATGCCATTGCTCAGATCCAGCTCGAGATGGCAGAGAATGAGGAGTCTCTATGGGAGGAGCGAATCGAGAAGCTCCAGGAATATGCCGAAATGGCCTCTGGCTTTGCTAATGCTTTCAACGACTTGGCCAATGCTTTGGGAGAGCGACGAGTTCAGGAGGTAGAAGAACAGTACAGCCGGGAGGAACAGGCTTTAGCAAACATGTACGCTAATGGTCAAATCACAGAGGCCCAGTACAACGAGAAGAAAATCAAGATGGAGAAGCAGAAGGAGAAAGAACTGGCCAAAATCGAACGGGAGCAAGCTATCCGGGAGAGGGCAATGGGCTCCTTCGAAATTGGCATCAATACTGCCATCTCCATCATGGCATCAGCTAAAATGGGATTCCCTTTGGCTATCCCGTTCATTGCAGCAGCTGCAGCTTTGGGAGCAGTCCAGATGGCAGCTCTTTGGGCAGCTCCTCTGCCGAAAGCCGCAAGAGGTAAATACATTGAGGGACCCAGTCATGCCGCTGGGGGAGTGCACATTGAGGCGGAGGGAGGCGAAACCATCATCAACAAGAAGTCGAGCCGCATGTTCCTTCCTCTCCTGTCAGCCATAAACGAACTCGGTGGTGGTGTCCCCTTCACGAAAGTTGGGTCGGATGGTGGGTATGCTCTCCGGTCATTTGCTGAGACATCGGAACCCATGAATCGGCTTGACATGGAGAGAGCAATTCAGAAAGCGTTTGGCCAGGTGAGAGTGATTGCTACAATCGAAGACATCCGAAGAGAGGATGCTAACTACGTGCAGATCCAGGACCGGGCTAATTTTTAATTAATCCAGCACAAATAGTATTTCAATATCTATCAGGAATAATTATATTTGTATCGAAATAATTTGGCACATGATATTCATCAATTTAAAAGGCGCAATTGACTCCGAGGAGAATCGGGTCATGATGGAGCTCTGGGGCGGTACCTCAGAGATCTGTTCCGTGGAGACCTTTCGCCGGGTACTTGATGAACACCCCGACGAACAGGAGGTGTGCATCAACATAGACTGTGACGGGGGCTCTGTTGAGGAGGGCTTCAAGATTTACGACCTCCTTCGCATGAGCGGGAGGACGATATATACAAATATTGTTGGGGGATGCCACTCGATGGCAGTGTGCATCCTGTTGGCAGCTCCGGCAGAGAACAGGTCGGCAAATCGGAATTGTCGAGCACTCATCCACCGGGTATACATGCCGGTCGGGGATTGGCTCACTTCCGACGATGCTCGCAGCATTGCCGAGGAGTTGGCATTGGAGGAGGAGGCTATTCTCGACGTGTACGTCGAGAGGACAGGTCAAGACCGGGAACGGCTCCGCAATGTCATGCATGAGGAGCGAATCCATGATGCCAAATCCCTTCTTGACTTGGGATTCATTTCCAAAATCAATTCATACAACACAAACCAAATTTTTAATGCTATGGCAAAAAACGAAAAAAGCGCTTATGAGAAGTTCATGAGCAAGGTCAAGGCATTCCGGAATGGCAAGAAAGGCGCTCCCGCCAATTTTGACTATCTGGATGCTGAAGGTCAGGTCGTTCTCCAGACCGTAGGAGAAGAGGACAACCTGGCCGAAGGTGTAGAGGCAACTCTCGCCAACGGCGAGACGTCGGGCACTGTCGTCCTGGAGGACGGTCGGGTAGTCACCGTCGAGGACAACATCGTTACCGAAATCGAGATGGAAGAGACCGAGTCTCTCGAGGACCGCGTTGCAGCACTGGAGGCGATGCTCGACGAGGCAACGAACCTCATCGAGGAGCAGGAGAACGAACTCCGCAACCTCCGCGGTAGCAACTACCGCCCGAAGAATCGCAAGACGGTTCTGCCCGGGTCCAAGAAGACCGAACCTTCGGCAGCTGACCTGAAAAACGAAGCTCGCGAGAAGCTCCAGAAGGTCAACGCTGCCAAAAAGATTCTCAAGTAGTCAAACTCAAAAACTTTAAGAACTATGGCAGTTAATAACGGCGGATTCCTCGACATGGACAAGTTCACTTTTTGTGGGCGTGTCATTCAGGCAATCTCGGAGATGATCATGGAGGACACCATTCAGGGTCCTGACATCAACTCCATTCACACAGTTTTCCCCGACATCGTCACGAACACCGAAGTTGGTTTCATCGGCGAGGGTGGCATGGTCGGCGTGGTCAACACCGGGTGTAACCCGACTCCCCAGCCGTGGAACATCAACACCCGCAAGCTGAAGTGGGAACCCGGGATTTGGGAGATCCTCCTGTCCCAGTGTTACACTGACCTTCAGCAGTCGGCAACTATTTACTCTCTCCGCACCGGCGTTGATATTCCGGACTTCACGGACACGGACTACATGAACATCGTCATCGAGGTTCTGGAGCGCTCCATCATGGACTTCTGGTACCGCCTGTTCTGGTTCAACGACAAGGACGCCAAGAATGTTACCAATAGTGGTATCATTACGGACGGTCTCGACCTGAAATTCTTCACCATCATCAACGGTTTCTGGAAACAGATTACCACGCAGGTTACAGCCAACCCGTCCCAGCGCGGAGCAACCATTACGGAAAATGCCGGGGCATCTTACGCAGCTCAGAAGCTTACTCCGGACAAGGCCAAGGAGTACATCCAGTCGGTCGTGTTCAGTGCCCCGCTTCTGCTCCGTCAGCAGTCTGACAAATTTATCCTCGTTACCCAGTCTGTCTACGATGCCTATCAGCAGTCTCTTATGGACGCTTGCTGCCTCGAGTCGGCTCGCTTGGCTCTGCTGAATGGCATGGAGGCTCTCAGCTTCAATGGCATCCCGGTCATCGCAATGCCCATTTGGGACAAGATCATCGCTACGTCGGAAGACACTGGCGCGAAGCTCAACAACCCCCACCGAATCCTCTTCACCTCGAAGAGCGTGCTCGGCGTAGGTGTTGATGCAATCGACAGCTTCGAGAAGATGCGGATCTGGTACGAGTACAAGGATCGAGTGGTATACGTAGAACTGATGGGACGGGCAGATGCCAAGCTCACCAATCCGGATCTGTTCTCGGTAGGTATCTAATCCTCAAAAATCTAAGAAAATGGCAGGACTTGATTGTTCTAAAATCAAAACAGGATTCATCAACCAGGTGTGTGGTAAGCCGGCAATTGCCGGCACCACCGCCAGGGTGATCCTCATCAGCTACTCGGACGCCGACAAGTCGAAATCCGTTGTAACTGACAACGTTATCTCTTCGCTCATCCTCAAGGCCGGTGCCACTGGTTATGAAGTCGACTCGCTGCCCAACGCAACAGTTGGCTCGGACACCATCAATGCTGGCACGTACCTCAAGACTCACCAGCACAACGTGGTTGTCCGGATCTTCAAGAAGTCGGAAGCAGCCAAGAAGTTCGTGAATGGTCTGACCAATGCCCGCGTCATCGCTATCGTCGAGAACAACGACACCGGCGACAACGGGGACACCAAGTATGAGGTATATGGCTGGGACTCGGGGCTGGAGCTCACCGAAATCACGGTTACGACCGAGATGACCGACGGCGTCGCATACCAGGTAACTCTGGCCAACGGTACCATCGCTCAGGAAGGTTCGCTCCCGATGAGCCTCTTCAACACGGACGAAGCCACCACTGACCTCATGGTTGACGGTCTTCTGGCTGGCGGAACGGAGTGTACTGTACCGGCTATTCTGCGGTTTTATCCGTCGAAAGGCCAGGCTAAAATCGGTAACGACGTACCGCTCACTCTGCAGAGATCCTCGTGTACCAACGTCTCCGGAACGGTTACCATGCCTACTGCACCAACTTCCACCAAGCCGGCAGAGGCATTCCCGGGGTGCGGTCTTCCTTCGAATTACGTATTCCTGGATGACACTGGCCGAACAGCTGCAAATCCCCCCGTTCTTCAGTACACGAAGGGCTCGGTTGGAACTGCAGCAACTTGGGGAGCAAGTATCGTCGACACAGACATCCGTAAGGACTATGTCAATGGCGAATACGTAGTCATTCTCACCACATACGCCGGAGCACCTCAATCGTAACGGCTATGGCTGACATGCTCGAAAGACTGAGAGCTTACCAATCCAAGTATGGGTCCCTGAGAGGCGAAGCCTATCGGGCCCATACATTGGAATTGGAAAAGAACCCCGCTCTCCATCGAGAAGTAGATGAACTTTCTCGGTACTTTTTGAATAAGTCAGTTTCCCGATGCGGCTTCTGCCTGATCGAAGCCGACTTAGCATTAAGACGAATAACAGAACAACAAATGAAAAACGTAGCACACCCCGATTACGAACTCCGAGCAGGTACTCTGCTCCACGACCCGATCAACAAGGAGTTCAGCAAGATCCTCACCCCGAGGAACATCACGGAGGATCTCTGTCTGTACCACATCGCATTCAACAAGGATGCGCTTTCGTACTTCACCCGAGTTCCCGAAGACCTGAACGACCGGCTGGAGAAGTTCATGGCCCGTTACGGCAAGGAGATGCCGGACAAAGACGTGGAGATCAAGAAGCGTCAGGCTCAGGTCCTCAGCAAGCAGATCGATTCTGTCAAAGCCGAACTCGAAGAACTGAACAAGAAGCAGACCGAGCTGAACGCCAAGCTCGAGGAGTACTCCAAAGCCATGGAAGCAATCTCCGTCATTCTCGACTCGGCGAGTGAGGAGAAGCCCGAGGAGAAGCCCGAGGAGAAGCCCGAGGAGAAGCCCGAGGAGAAGCCCGCCGACATCGACACGGAAGTGAAGGAGTTCATCGACGCCGGGATGGATCTGGAAGCCATCCGAGAAGTGTATGCCGATACGACCGCAACGGCACAGGAGGTGGAAGAGGCTTACAATCGTGTAGCCAATCCCGATCCGGAGGCTCCTAAGAAGGCAGCCAAAAAAGGAGGGTCCAAATAGGACTGGTAATAGGACGGGGTCGCTTCCCGTCCCTCCTACTATCAAAATTACGCCAGTATGAAAGTTGCACAGATCAAATCGGCTCCTCAGTTCGTATCCCGGGACTGGAGGCAATATGGCATCCAGACATACGGAGATACCAATGATTTTCCCCAGACGGTCAGCGAGATTGTTCAAGCCTCAAAGACCGGCAATGCCTGTGTGAGCATATACAATGACTTCGTATACGGTCACGGGTTTAAGGATCCCGGCATTTACAAATTACGGGTCAACAAAGAAGGGGAGAAGCTCGACAAAATTCTCCGCATGGTTTGCAAAGACTTTACGATATGGCATGGATTCGCAATCCATGTTAACTACAACATGAACTTCCGAGTCAGCTCGATCCATCACATCCCATTCGAATCCCTCCGACTGGAAAAGGCTGACGACAATGGGTTCATTGGCCGTACGGCATACCATCCTGATTGGGGTCACCGAGACAAGACGAGGTCCCGGTGGTCTCCGTCTGACATTGAGTGGTTTCATCTTTTCAACCCGGATCCGGAGGTCATCCTCAATCAGGTGGAAGAGGCTGGCGGCTGGGGCAACTACAATGGCCAGATCCTCTATTTCTCCGGGGATTCCGAAGGCAGTCCCTCTTACCCGATTCCCATATTCATCGCGGAGATGACTGACATGAGGACAGAGGAAGCACTTGCTAACGTAGCTGGTCGAAACGCATGCTCCAACTTCCTGACGGCGGGGATTTTGGTAGACATCAAAGATGAGACCCAGGACGAGTCCCAAGTCAATGAGACTCAGGAAGAGCTCAACAAGTTCCAAGGAGACGAGAACACCTCTCAATTGTGGTACATCCAGTGCAAGTCAAAAGACGAGGTGCCTCAATTCATCAAGTTCTCGGGAGAGAACTACGACAAAGCATTCGAAGTAACGCAGAGAGTCATCCCGGAGAACATTGGTCAAGCCTTCAAGCAGCCTCCCATTCTTCGAGCTGTTGACGTGGGGGCCAACTTTGGAGCGGACCTCATGACCAATGCCTACAAGTACTACAATTCTGTTACCGTCCGGGAACGTCAGCAACTGGAGGAAACCTTCGTGTCGATTTTCGAGTACTGGTGGGCCCCTCTGGATAATCCGGACTTCGCTATTCAGTCTCTTACCTATAATGCCGGTGAGTCCATAGCAGACCGAGTCGGCAAGGAGAACATGACACAGATCCTGGAGATCATCCGGGACCAAGCTCTCTCTACTATTCAGAAGAAAAATATGCTCAAGCTCATTTACGGTCTTTACGACGAGGAGATTATAAAACTCATGCCCGATGATACTCAACTATAGCGATCTTCGGAATGTTCGGCCGATAGCCGAGAACATCAACGATCCGGCCAGACTGGAGCCATACATCCGGGAGGCTGAGACCCTCAGACTGGTGGATGCCATAGGAGCCAACCTCTACAGATGGCTCGACGAAACAGACTTTTCCGGCCCCGGTCCTTTCCAATACGGGGACGTAACCATTACAAAAGATCAGTACACTGCCGCCATGGAAGGCGGATATTATGACGGTGGCTGTTCCGGAGATGGTCGAAGCGAAGGACTCAAGATAGCCATTGCGTATATTGCGTATTCCCGATTCATCGTCAACAACCCGATCAACCCCACTGCCTTTGGGGTGAGGTACAAAGATGGAGAGTTCAGCACTCGAGTAGAGGACAACATCATCATCCGTAGCTCAAACGAAGCGAGGAACATCGGGGAAGCATATCTCGAGAAGGCTATAGAGCACCTTAAAGCTCTACGACTACTGACTCCGTGCACTGAATACAAGGAGTCCCCGTCTCGAAAAATGATTATAGGACGTAAAAAGTTATAAGTTTCACAGATATGGAGGAGACAGCTATGCGAGCGGGAAAATGGATATGCGGGAGTATTGTAGGATTTTGGGGACTTTTGGCCCCGGTCCAGGTCCTCATCCTTTGTGTCTGTATTGCCATTATCGTCGACTTCATAACTGGAAATATTGCTGACTACAAGCGCCACAAACGAGCCCATCAAAAATATGTGTTCAAAAGCGAGAAAATGTGGGACACGTGTTGGAAGTTGGGGCTCAGCATTATCGGTATTGGCATGGCCTACATGCTTGACGTACATGTCCTCCCGAACTTGGGGGGTCTCAACCTTGCCAACTTCTTCGCTGCTTTTGTGGTCGGGACTGAGTTTTGGAGCTTTCTGGAGAACTCCGCAATCATTTCGAATCACCCCATATTTAGAGCTCTCCGGTCATACATGGAGAGATCGGTCAGCAAGAAAACTCAAATAGACTTTGAATGCCATGAAGACAAGTAAGTATTTTAAGCCCGAAGAATTCGAGCGATGCAACCCGTCCTGCTCCATTGAAGACATGGACCAGGATTTTCTTGATCTACTGGATGACCTCCGTGAAAAGGCAGGCATCCCTCTCGTCCTCAATTGCGCTTATCGTTCCAAAGAACACGATAAGGCCAAAGGACGGTCCGGCAACAGTGCTCACACAGAAGGTTTGGCAGTGGACATCCGGTGTGCCTCGGGCCCCAATCGGATGAAGATCCTCCAGGCAGCCATTGCATTGCGGATCCGGAGGATAGGCATCGACGGGAATTTTATCCACGTAGATGCTTCTAAAAACCTCCCGCAGGACACGATATGGACTTACTAAAGAGAGTACTCTGCACAATAGTTCTTGTAGGTATAGGCTTTATAATCGGTCGTAAAACAGTCGAGGAAAAGACCGTTATAAAGTACGTCGACTTACCCCCAATTCAGGGGGAGGTCAAAGTCCCGGATTTGGTTCCAAAATGGGAGGGTTTTAGGAATCCAATCAAATTGATATATATCTATAAGGGCCAGGAGGAAAAGGTTCCCCAAACACCCCCAGAAATCACAAACAGTGGGGGTTTTGGGGAGGACCAAAAAGAGGTGGACACCCTGGAGAGCGTAAAAAGAACAATATTGGACTGGAATACGACCAGAAAATACGCTGGAACATTCTTCAAGGATCCCAAAATTGGCCAATTTGACTGGGAGGCTACAGTCCAATACAACACTCTCCAGCATCTCACATACAAATATATACCAGTTCGAGAACAAATCAAAGAAACGAGGTCCCCCAGATGGTCCCCCTTTCTTAGAGCTTCAGCTAACTCATTCGGACAGGTTGGGGCTGGGGGAGGCATATATTACAGAAATTTCGGAGTAGACATATCCTATGTACGGGACTTCGAGCTGACCCGATCGGGGTATGAGGTCGGCTTTAGCTGGAAATTTTAGGAAACTACTCCGTCCCGGGCTTAGGGGAGCCCGGGTTTTTTGTGTCTCCAAGCCGAGGATGTTGGCCCCCGTGGCAGGGACCAGCAGTAAACAATGAGAAACAATAATAAACAATCATTGTTTCTCTATAATCGATTGAATATCAATGAATTAGACCCCTGTAAACAATGTAAACAATAATATAGGAGGAAAACCTGAATAGTGAATATGTGTTCTAATATTGGATAATAGTGTTCTTAAAGAGGATAATACCCCCATAAAAAGGTTATATAGGAATTATTGTTTACATTGTTTCTCCGGGGGTGATTTTAGGGCCTAAACCATTGAGTGTCAATCACTTAGGTGAGAAACAATGAAAAATTTATTGTTTCTCTGCTATTTTTCCAGCATTTTATCGTAGTATTTGCAGCAGAAGTATTATATTTGTGATACAAACAAAAACAAACTACAATATGAAAACTATAGAAAACATCTTCGCTCAGGAAAAACGAATAATTGATGCCATCAACAAAGAAGGTCAGACTCTCATAAACACCCCCTCTTTCGAAGACTGGGACAACATCGAAGATCGGCTGGAACAGATCAGCAAAAGAAGACGTCGGGTGTTCAACATATCGAAAGCTCTCCGAGACCGGGAGCACGCTCGAATGGATTGCATCGCCGGAGTATACGACAAGTTCTACAGATACAACAGAACAGACGATGGAGAGGCATACGACAAGGCTTGGCAAGCTCAGAACCAAATCACTCAGAACGAAACAGTCAAATTCCTCTATACTGAATAAAAATAGGGCCTCAGGGCCCTATTTTTCCAGCATTTTATCGTAGTATTTGCAGCAGAAGTATTATATTTGTGAT